AGGCCATGTGGGTGCTCCAGAACGGTCCGGTGCCGCCGGGCAAGGAGCTTGATCATCGCTGCCGGGTCCGGCTGTGCTGCGAGCACACCCACCTGGAACTGGTGACCAGGCGCATCAACATCGAGCGCGGCGACAGTCACGTGGCCCAGCAGATGGCCCAGACCACGTGCAGTGAGGGTCACCCGTTCGACCGGATTTACCAGGGCCGCAGGCATTGCTCTGAGTGCGACAGGCGGCGCGCGCTGGAGTCCTACTACCGGAGGAAGTTGATCAAGGTATGAAATTCGGGAAAAAGGCAGGCACGATCACCAGTCAGAGCGCTGGCGGGGATGCCGATTGGCCCCGGGGGCTCAAGGAGGGCGAGACGCGGGTCCGCTTCCTGGAGGAGATCGCCGAATGGCAGGAATACTGGGAGCACTTCGATGAGCAGGTGAAGTTCTTCCCGTGCACCGGGGATCGCCAGACCTGCCCCGGCTGCACCTCGGAGGTGGAGCGCACCGCCAAGGCCTCCAAGCGCTACCTGGCCCCGGTGCTGGACGCCTCCACCGGGCGCGTCTACGGCCTCAAGATCGGCACCGAACTGGGCAACCGGCTCTCGCTGCGCAACGACCGCAACGAGGGCACCATCACCAACCGCGACTACACCCTGATCCGCACCGGCAAGGGCCTGGACACCGAGTACGACGTCGAGCAGGAGGAGAAGATCCCGATCGACCTGTCGGTCTACCAAGGTCAGATCGACCTGGAGGCCATGCTGGCCGCGCAGTTCTTCGCGGCCTGGCCCAGCTTCGACCCCGACGAGGCGTTCAGCGAGAACGGCTCCGCCGCGCCGGCCAAGAAGGCGGCTGCCAAGAAGGCCCCGGCTGCCAAGAAGGCCCCGGCTGCCAAGCGCCTGTCCGATGCCCAGAAGATGATGGAGGACGCCAAGGCGCGGGCCGCACAGAAGGAAGCCGAGGGCAACCCGGACCCGGAGCCGTCCTGGGCGCACCGACCGGCCGATGCTGACAGCGGCGATGCCGAGAACCCCGGTGTCGGCGGCACCGAGGAGTTCGCTACCCAGCCGCCCGGTACGACCAAGCCGCTGGCTGCCGTGCCGCCGGTCAACGAGCCGGCGGTGAACCCGGACACCGGCGAGGTGCTGGAGGTCACCGAGGATGACATCCGCAAGATGAGCCGCAGCGAACTGATCTCCATCGCGCGCAACGCCGGGGTGGCGGTCACCCTGACGATGAGTTCGGACCAGATCATCAACAAGCTGATCGAGGACTTCGGCGAGTGACGTGAGGTTCACCAGCGCCCCGTCCGCCACCACCAACAGGGCGGCGGTGGCAATGGCGGACGAGGTGTTCGCACACTTCCACACCCACTCCACCTACAGCGCCACCGACTCGATCAGCACCGTCAAGGACCTGGTGCACGTCGCCGCGGCCAACCACCAGCCGGCCCTGGGGCTCACCGACCACGGCAACATGTCCGGCTCGGTGACGCTCTACCAGCAGTGCTACGAGCACGGGATCATGCCGTTTCCGGGCAGCGAGATGTACCTGGTGCGCGACCGGCGCGACAAGAAGGCCAAGCGCCACCACCTCGGCGTGCTGGCCACCACCGGCGCTGGCTACCGCAACCTGGTGGCGCTGTCCTCGCGCAGCCATGATCAGTTCCACCACAAGCCCCTGATCGACCTGTCCGACCTGGCCGAACTGGCCGACGACGGTCGCCTGCAGGGGCTTGTCGCGTTGAGCGGGTGCTACTCCGGGCTGCCGATCCAGGACCTGCTCAACTACGGCCCGGACCAGGCCAAGACGGTGCTCGGGATGTACGGGCGGTGGTTCGACCAGTGCTACGTGGAGATCATGAACCATGGGATCACCTGGGACGACGGCTCGACCGACGCTGATCTGTGCGACGCCATGGTTGATCTTGCTGACAGTCTTGGTCTGCCGGTCCTGGTCACCGGCGACGTCCACTACGCGCGACCCGAGCAGCGTGCCGTGCACGACGCGCTCAAGCGCCTGGTCTCCTACGGTTCCGGCGATGACGACGGTGTGTTCCGTGGTGGCGGCTACGACCTCGCCCCCACCGCCGCGGTAAAAGCGGAACACAGTTCCAAAAATTGGGCCGTGGGGTTGGCGGGTCAGCGCGACATCCAAGACCGGTGGGACCTGTCGATCCCGGCGCTGGACCACTATCGCTACAACATCCCGAAGATCGCGCACGACCCGATGGCCGAACTGCGCTCACGGGTGATAGGTCCGTCCTTCGCCACCACCCCTGACGTGCTGGTCGAGGAACTCGACGTGCTGGATGCCACCGGCATGGCCGGCTACCTGCTGCTGGTCGCCGAGGTCACCGACTACCTGCGCGCCCAGGGCATCCAGTTCCAGGCCCGCGGTTCCGCGGCCGGCTCGCTGGCCTGCTTCCGGCTGGGCATCACCACGGTGGACCCGACCAAGTGGAAGCTGCGCTACGAGCGGTTCATCACCACCGACCGGACCAAGCCGCCGGACATCGACCTGGACGTGGAGTACCTGCGCCGCGGGCAGGTGATCGAGTGGCTGCGGCAGCGCTTCACCGTGCACCAGATCGGCACCTGGACCGAACTGGGCCTCTCGGGTGAGGACGGCAAGGGCAGCCTGGTGGTCAAGTACATGGCCAAGGCGCGAGCCAAGGGGCTGACCCCGAAGTGGGACGAGGTGCCCGAGGAGGACAAGATCGTGCTCGCGATCCTGGCCAATTCCGGCGCCTACAGCGGCTACGGCACGCACGCCGCCGGCATGGTGCTGACCACCAGCGCGGCGCAGTTCGACGCCCTGGTGCCGACCATGTACGTGGCCAGCAGCAAGACCACGGTGAGCCAGTACGTGATGGGCGACATCGAGGCACTCGGGCTGGTCAAGCTGGACCTGCTCGGGCTGCGCGCGCTGTCCACGATCCGCGGCACGCTGGAGAACCTGGACCGCGACCCGCGCGCCGGGCTGGACTGGGTGCCGGGCAGCGATGCCAAGACACTGGGCGCGGTGCGCCGCGGCGACACGGTCGGGGTGTTTCAGTTCGACGGCTTCACCAACCGGCGCGGCGGGCAGGAGATGCGGGTCAACTCGGTCGCCGACATCATCGCGGTGATGGCCCTCTACCGGCCGGCGGTGATGGGTTCCGGCGGGACGCAGAGCTACCTGGCCCGTCGGTTCAAGACCCAGCGGGTGCCCGAGCAGCACCCGATCCTGGCCCGCAGCCTGCGCGACACCTACGGGCTGGTGGTCTTCCAGGAGCAGGTGATCGAGATCCTGCGCGCGCTCGGGATGAGCCCGGAGGACCTCACCGCGCTGCTCAAGGCGGTCAAGGCCAGTAACAATAATGTGGTCGCTGCCGCTGAAGTCATTGCCACCTACGGGGTGGACGTGTTGCGGATGTGCAACACCGCCCGCATCCCCGACGCCGAGGCACAGATGCTCTGGCGCGCGATCGAGGGCTTCGCCGAGTACGGCTTCAACCGGGCGCACGCGACCGTCTACGGGCTCACCGCCTACCGCACCGCCTACCTCAAGACGCACCACCCGGTGGAGTACTACGCCGCACTGCTGGCCTCCTTCGAGGGCGTCAAGACCGCCAGGGTGGACAAGGAGGCGCTCTACGTACGGGCCGCCCGCGAGCACGGCCTGAAGATCAAGTCAGCGATGGTGGGCATCTCCGGGATCAGCTACACGATGGACCCGAGCCGCACCCACATCCGCCGCGGGCTGCGCTCGGTGCCCGGCATCGGGGTCAAGGCAGCGGCACACCTGGCTGCCTGCGGGCCGTACGCGAGCCTGGCCGACCTGATCGCCAAGTGCGGCACCCGCCCGGTGACCGGCGGGCAGGAGTACCTCAAGACCGGCAAGTTGAGCGATCTGTGCGGCACGCTCGGCGCGCTGTACGACGCCGGCGCGCTGGATCTGCTCGATTGCCGACTTCCGGTCGCCACCGGCTGATGTTCACTGCGATACACGGGGACACTTTGAACGCCATGCACCACCAATCGAGGAGGACGACGAGTGGGACACACATCGACGCCGACCTATCCGGTCCCGTCCACGAGCACACACATCTACCATCCGCCGACGCCGACCAAGACGCCGTGCCCGCCGCCGACGCCGACTCCGCCGTGCCCGACCAAGACACACACGAGCCACCCGTACCCGAGCCCGTCCTCGTCCACCCACATCTTCACGCCGACGCCTACGAAGACACACCCCTCGCACACCCACAGCCCGCACCCGAGCCACAGCCACACGCATCACCCGAGCCCGACGGTGACGGTGAGCACGAGCTACTCGACCAGTCCGTCGAGTACCTCAGCAACCTCCACCGTGCCGCCCTCGACGTCGGCCAGTCACTCCAGCACCTCGGCAACGCAGTCATCGACCTCACTGTCGCATTCCGCCACCTCGGTGCTGTCCTCGACGTCGAGCGCCGGCGGCGGCGGGGGTAACGGCGGCGGGGGTAACGGCGGTGGTGTTGGCGGTGGCGCCGGTGGTGGCAACGAACTGGTTGCCGTGCCGGTGGGCAACACCGCGCCGCTGGCCGGCACCGGCAACGCGACCGGCGCCGAGATGGCGGTGGGCAGCGGTGCGCTGCTGCTCGGAGTAGTGCTGGTGTGGGCGGGGCGCAAGCGCCGCGCGCACCTGTCGCACACGCACTGAGAGGAGGCCGGGGTGGATGGCTACGACCATCGCGATGAGGAGTGGTGGCTGGCCACCACCTCGGCCGAGAACGTCTTCTGCCCGTTCGCCGACGACGGCGTGTGCCCGGCCGACTGCATGAGCAACGCGGAGCGGGCCTGCGTGAACGGGCTGGTCGATGAGTAAGTGGGACGAGGGCCGGCAGGTCCACAGTGCGGTCAAGCGCGCGCAGGCCCGCGCCGACGGCCAGTGCGAGGTGCTGGTGCCCAGCGGGTACCGGTGGAGCCGCTGCCCGGGGTTCGGCACCGACGTGCACCACATGCTGCCGCGCGCCCGCGGCGGGCTGATCCTGGACCGGGTGTTCGAGGACTACCACCTGGTGGTGCTGTGCCGTCGTCATCACCACCAGATCCACGTCAACCCGCATGAGGCCGAACTGCGCGGACTGACCATCGAGGGCCGGGTGCTCACCGACAAACTCACCGGTCGACCGCGCTATATCGGCCCGGACCGATATCTGAGCCAGATCTACGGAGGCGGGCGCGATGAGCCTGAAGAACCTGCTGGCGGTCAACCTGCCGATCACCCCACGCCACGACCGCTGGCTGGGGCTGCACGCCGACGACCCGGTGCCGCACGAGATCGCGCTGTGGGTGGCGAGCCAGCTGCAAGGCGCCCAGCGCGATCGGTCGGTCACCTTTTCGGCGTCGTCCACGGGACGGTGCGAGCGACAGCAGGTGCTGCGGTTCATCGCCCACCCCCAGGTCCTGGGCTACGACCCGCAGATGGCCCACCGCTTCCAGGTCGGTGACTGGGGGCACCTGCGCTGGCAGACCCAGGGGCTGTGCGCCGGCTGGCTGGCCGCGGCCGAGGTGCCGGTGGCGCTGGCCGAGTACCGGATGACCGGCACCATGGACGGCGTCGTGGACACCGGCGAGGGCTTCGAGTTCAAGACCATCAACAACCCGGGCTTCAACGCGGTGATGAAGGCGGCGGCGCCCAAGGCCGAGCACGTCCTGCAGGTGCACGCCTACATGATGGCCAGCGGCATCCGGCGCTTCTGCATCATCTACGAGTCCACCTTCTCCGGGGAGTGGAAGGAGTTCGTGGTCGACTACGACCACGCGGTGGCCGAGCAGGTGTGCATCACCCTGGACAAGATGGCCGGCGCGGTGGATGAGCACCAGCTGCCGCCGGTGCGCGAGGACTGCCTGGAGAAGATCGGCGCGGTCTACAACCAGTGCAAGTACCGCAAGGACTGCCTGGCGTGGGCGGCGGTGAACCAGCCATGGCCGAGCACCCGGATGCTGCGGATCAGAACCGCCGTCTGAACATCCGCCTGGCCACCCGGCGGGGCGTGCCGGCGACCCGCAAGCTGCGCGACGTGCCGCTGGCTCTCGGGCTGCCCACCATCGAGGAGCTTGAGGAAGAACTGTTCGGCTACGTGGACGTGCTGCTGGGTCGCCAGGAGCCGCCGCTGGATGCCGGCCTGCTGTCCATGATGGAGATCGCCAACGCCTACCTGAGCCGGGCCATGGAGTTGGACATGATGATCCATGCCGGCGAGCGGGACCGGTCCATCATGCGGTCGAGCCCCTATTACAAACTTCGGACCGGCGAACTGCGCACCTTCATCGACCTGGCCAAGCGGTGCCAGGAACTAGGCAGCCGGCGCCTGACCGAGGCACAGCTGCTGGCCGACGCGGAGCGGACCGGCAACGAACCCGGTCTGTGAGACTTCCGGGTATGAGGGTGATCGTTTGTGGCGGGCGCAGCTATGCCCGCCCGGACCGGCTGTGCGAGATACTCGATACCTACAAGATCACTGGGATCGCACACGGCGGGGCACCGGGGGTAGACACGTTGGCCGACATCTACGCCCACAACCACGGCATCCCGGTCGTGGTGTTCAAGGCACAGTGGTTGACACTGGGCCGCTACGCCGGCCCGGTGCGCAACAACGAGATGCTGCGTGAGTACCGCCCGAAACTAGTGATCGCCTTCCCGGGCGGGAGGGGGACTGCGAACATGATCAAGCTGGCTCACAAGGCCAAGGTGCGCGTCGATCGGGTGGAGTGAATGCTGAGCGTGGTGGGCCCGAACGCGCGGCGGTGCACCGCCAAGCACCCGCGGCTGCGCATTCAGTGCAACCTGGTGGACGCGCACGAGGGCGTGCACAGGGCACAGGCACCCTCCGGATACCTGTGGGAATGGCCGAACCGGAGCAAGAGCGCGGTGCCGTGGTGATCGTGGTCGGGATCGACCCCTCCAGCTACGGCTTCCACGCCGCGATCCTGGAACTGGACCACAACGGCCAGCTGCCCCAGCAGGTGATCCTGGAGCACTACACCGCCCGTGATCCCAAGCACCCGTCCTCGTGGCCCACCGCACTGTTTCTGGCCCATCTGGGGGCGCAGCGACTGATGACCAGACTGGGCGGCGCCAACGCGGTGATCTTCATCGAGGAGCCGCCCAAGGTGCGCAACATTCGCACGCTGCTCAAGCTCGGGCAGATCAGCGGGGCCGTCGTTGCCGGCCTGGCCGAGCGCACCGAGTCGATCTACCAGGTGCCGGTGGACAGCTGGAAGAAGGGCACTGTGGGCAAGGGTGGGGCGAGTAAGGAACAGGTCACAGACTGGCTCACTCGTACACACCCGATCTACGCTGCTGCCTGTGGGGCCAGTCAAGACTTTGTCGACGCGGCCTGTATCGCCCTCTACGGCGCCGAAGTCGTCACCCGATCGGAACTGGTTACCGATCTCGGAGGTGATGGAGAGCCATGACGAAGCGGACAAAGGCGGTATTGCACTGCTGAGCGGCCGGTGGCGCTACCCGGCCTGGTACGACGAGGCCAACTGCCGCGACCGACCCATCTCGGAGTTTTTCGGAAAAGAGAATGAGACCGACACGCAGCTGATCTCACCCGGTGTGTTGCACCGGGCCCAGCGCATCTGCAACGACTGCCCGGTCCGGATGAAATGTCTGGAACACGCGCTGGCCAAGCGCATCATGCACGGCATCTGGGCCGGCACCTCTGGTCGCGCGCGGGCGCGCATCTGGGCGATGGAGCGCCGCGGCGAGGTGACCCGCACCGAGGTGCTGGCAGATTTCGCCAGCGGCGACGGCGCCCAGTACGAGCGGCTGCGGGTGCGGGTTCAGATATCGGCCTCGATGAGCCGGTAGATGGCGGCCTTGTCCAGGCTTTCGAGCACCGAGCGGTCCACCTCGTAGTCGGTGTAGGGCATCCACTCGACCAGCAGCGGGCGCAGCGAGGCGACCCGGTACCAGGCCTTCTCGGCCGGCCGGTGCCCCACCGTGATCGGGAAGACGGCGCCGACAATGTCGCCGTAGGCCAGCTTCCTGGTCTGGCGGCGGGCTGTCTCCAGGTCCATGTAGAGACCTGCGCCGGTGCTGATGACAGCCATGAATACATCATCACAGAAATTCGATAACGCCACTACAACGGTGGTGCAGTCCTATCCTGGCGCTCATGACGGCCACGCTGCGGATCAAGTTGCGCCGCCCGGCCGACGTGGCGGTGGTCGAGGATTTGTCCGCGGTCCCGACCGTCTTCGATGACCTGTTCCCGCGTGTCTACTACGCGCACCAGATGCGCCTGGCCGGCTACGACTGGCCCACGGTGGCCCGGCGGATGAACTACAGCAATCGCTACGCCGCCGAGAAGGCGGTGCGCAACTGGCTGTATGAGACCCGCGAGCACCGTGCGGCCGAAGGCTTCGCCAACACCAAGGCCGAGATGCATGCGGACGCGGTGCAGGGCGAACTGGAGCGCTTGGACGCGCTGCAGTCCGCCTACTGGGAGGAGGCCATCGGCGGGCACATCAAGAGTGCCGAGTTCATCCTCAAGGTGATCAACCAGCGTTCGCGGCTGCTCGGCCTGGAGGTGCTGCCAGAGGTCTCGGCCAACGTCAACACCCTGATCGTGGGCGGCACCGAGGACCAGTACGTGGCCGCGCTGCTCAAGGCCCGGGACCTGATGAACCAGTTGGGCCCGGCCACCGCGGCCCGAGTGATCGAGAGCGAATGACGGTCCAGACAGCCCTCCTCGTGGTGGACTTGAGCCGAACCGAGGAGGACTGATGGCGACCGTCAACACCCCGCTGATCGGTGTCCCGACGCCGGACTGGATCGAGAAGCCCGACGTGCCCAAGTGGCTGAATTTGGGGTTCTCCCAGGCCGAGCGGTACGCCAACATCCCGGTGGCCTCCACCACCGACCGGGACACCAAGATCCCGCCGGTGAACCGGGTCGTCGGCCAGGTGACCTACCGCCAGGACACCAAGACTTTCGAGTTCTGGGACGGCACGGTCTGGCGGGTGCTCAACGGGGTCAGCGCGGCGCCGAGCCACATCGCCTACGCGACCAGCACGAACTACCCGATGACGCCCAGCGGCTACAAAGACTTCCTGATGACGATCAAGGTGACCCAGGCCTGCGTCGGGCTGATCTGGGCACGGGCCACCATCACCGTGTCGGCCACCCCCACCAACTACCAGTCCGCGTACATGTCCTGGAGCCTGGACGGCACGGTGTCCCCGTGGTCGGCGCGCGGGCTGTTGGGCTACCCGAACGTGTCCGCCGGCGGCGGCTTCGAGATGGGCGGGGTCGGGCGCTGGACGCTCGCCCCGGGCTCGCACACCGTGGGGGTGCGCATCACCTCCGGGGCCGGCTCGGCCGCGGCCAGCATCGACTACGTCTCGCTGGAGATGCTGCGGGCAGCGGGCACGGCCAACGCCGCTGCCGGGTCCGGGGCCTACGGGGAATGGTGAGATGACCGCTCCCCCACCGCCGGACCTCTACTCGGTCGCCCCGCCCTACATGGCCGCCGAGCAGTTCACCGCATCCAAAACTGCGATGGCAATCGCCAAGATGACCTCGATCACCACCGCCTGGGATGCGCAGGGCGTCGCGCACGTCACCGGGGCGATGCAGTCGCTGAGCACGCCGCAGCACAGCTACCTGATGAACGCCACCGACTGGGTGGTGGTCGGCCCGAACGTCGAGGTGGTCTACTCCGACGCCCAGTTCAAGACCATCTTCACCAAGATGACCGGCGCGGCCATCACCATCAGCCTCGGGCCCGGCGGCACGGACCCGATGAGCGCCGAGGGGTTCATCTGGGCCAGCGGCGCCGGCGGTGCGGTGAACATCGACTGGGGCGACAACGGGCCGCACGACACCGGCAACGCCACGCCGGCCGCCCCGTTGGCACTCGCGCATACCTATGTCGGGGCCGGCGACTACACCGTGGTGGCCGTGCTGACCGGCGGCAACACCGTCACCATGGTGTACAGCGCGATGGACAACCCGCCAGCGCCCAACACCATAGATCTGTCCACGATGGGACCGGGCGCCGCAGTGCTGGACGACTCTGGATCACCTGATGAGGTGGACACCGCAACGGGCGAGAGCGAACTGGTCAACCAGGCCACCTACGGCCAGTCGATGGGCCGCGGCCTCAACGACCAGCCCATCACCGGACAGTTCACCGTGGTCAGCGGCACCTACACCGAAGATGAGATGAACGCGCTGCTCGCCGGCGAGTCATTGCCCGCGCCGCCGCCCACCACCGGTGACGTGATGGACCCCAGTGCGGACATGCCATGAGTAGGAAGGCGGGCTGATGTCAGCAGGAGTCGTGGACTTCACCATCGAGCGCGGTGCCGACTGGGCCACCCAGGTCTACTGGGTGGCCGAACAGACCGGCCAGTCGATCCCGCTGCAGTCACCGGCCGAGATGGACATCGTGAGTGCCTCGACGGGGCAGCGGCTGATCCGCCTCGATGACGGGTCCAACGGCGGGATCGACCTGGGCGGGGCGCCGCAAGGCATCGTCCAACTCAAGATTGACGACACCATCACCGTCGGCTTCCCGGCCGGGCGCTATGTCTATGACCTGTTCGTCTACACCACCGCCGTGTCGCCGATCCCGAGCCAGCGGGTGCGGTTGCTGACCGGCAGTGTGATCGTGGCCCAGAACGTCACCGACCTGGGGGTGCCGCTCGGGCAGACGATCGGCTCGACGGTGCAGCGCCCGGACATCGTGCTGGGCGCCAAGCTCACCGGCACCGAACTGGACCTGACCTTCGACCCCAGCAACCCGACCAATGCCGGGCCGACCAACTCGCTGGAGACCGGCCACCCGATGCGGGCCGCGCTGGTGCTGACCGGCAGCCTAACCGGCGCCACCTCGGTGCGTTATGTCAACTCCACCGGCGCCAAGGGGCCACTGGTGGACCTGCACGACGTCGAGATCGCGCCCGGCCCGGTGGACGACTGGATCAACACCCAGTCGATCATCACGGTGACCTACGACAACCAGACCCACGGCCTGGTGGTCTCCAAGGCCGAGACCAGCAACTTCTAGGGAGTCCTCATGCCTGACCAGGTCATCAAGGTCACCAACGGCTCGTCGTTGGTGGTGCGCACCGGGGCCATCCTCGGGGTGGGCCCACAGGGCCCGATCGGCCCGTCCGGTCCCAAGGGCGACATCGGCATCCAGGGCTCGATCCTGTACTTCACCCCGGCCCCGCCGGTGCAGACCGGCCAGCTGCGCACCGGCGACAGCTGGTGCGACCCGAACAGTGGAGTCATCTCGGTCTACAACGCCGGCACCGGGAACTGGACCGCGGGCACCACCTCGATCAAGGGCATGCAGGGCATCCAGGGCAACCAAGGCATCCAGGGCATCGTCGGGCCGGCCGGGCCACAGGGGTCGGCGTCTGGCGGGTTCCCCACCTTCAACTCCCTGCTCCAGCCCGGCGACCAGCACCCCGGATACCCCTAGGCGATGACCAGCCTTGATGTCGATGACCTGACGGCCGACTACAGCACCGACCCGGACGCGCCGGCGCCGACCAACGCCGAGGCGAACATGCGCCTGGGCCAGCGCTACCCCTCGGGCGCCAGTGCCAGCAACGCGCCGATTGCGCCCGGGGTGCCAGGGGCCGACGGTGCACCGGGGGCCGACGGCCCACCTGGGGCCGATGGCGCACCTGGTCCGCCCGGCCCGCCCGGGCCGTCTGGCGCCGGCTTGGCCGTCGGCACCCCGATCACCGCTGCGCGGGCGGTCGCGGCCAACACCTTCTACCAGATCAACCTGCCCGCCTCGCTGGGCAATGTGCCGATCACGCTGCCCGCTGCGCCGGCACAGGGCACCGTGGTGGTCTTCGAGCGCACCGACGCCAACGTGTTCACCTCCTTCGCCCGGGTCACCCCGGGCGGCTCGGACACCATCCCCGACGTCAGCCCGTACGTGATCATTGCGCGGTTCGCGGAGATCCGGTTCACCTACGCGGGCACCGCCTGGTATCCCGGCAGCACGGTGGGCGGCGCATCCAGCATGCTCGGGGCGACGGCATCCTCGGCGTTCAACCCGTCGCTGATGAGCCGCGACGCCAACGGACGCTCGCAGGTGGCCGACCCGTCCGCCGCGCAGGACATCACCAGCAAGAAGTACGTCGATGCCCACGACATGCCGGTCGGTGGGACCACCGGGCAGGTACTCGCCAAGTCCTCGGCGACGGATTACGCCACCCAGTGGGTCGCTCAGTCCGGCGGTGGTCCGGCAGCGTTGCGCTACTACGAGGAGTTCGGCCTCCCCGCCCAGAGCATCGCCACCGGCACGTCGAGCAAGATCCAGGGCGGGTTCACCACGACCTACTCTGAGAACGATTACGGCGGCGCGCCGCTGGACCCGGTGAGCGGCTTCTGGACCGCCCCGGACGACGGCACCTACCTGATCGCGTTCGGGATCATGTATAGCGCCTTCGTCGCAGGCTCGCGCTCGGAGATCTGGTTGCGGTTTGGCGCGCTCTACCCGGCCATGCTCTCGGTGAACAACAGCAACTCCGGTGTCATCGCCACGAGCACGACCAAGCGGCTGTCCAAGGGCGACCAGATCGCGTTCTGGTGTGCGCAGGTGACTGGCAGCGCGCAAACGATCCTCAATACCGACACCCGTAGCTTCCTGCGGATCAAGCGTCTCAGTGATGTCGGGGTCGCCGGCCCGCAAGGTCCAACCGGACCGACCGGAGCAACCGGAGCAACCGGATCACAAGGACCACAAGGAAATCCCGGCGCAACCGGCAGTACGGGTCCACAGGGCGTGCAGGGGCCAACCGGCCCCACCGGGCCGCAAGGTGCGACCGGCACCGGCATCACCATGAAGGGCTCGGTGGCCACCTCGGGTGCGCTGCCTGCGAGCGGCAACAAGCAGGGTGATGCCTACATCGTGCAGTCCGATGACTCACTGTGGATCTGGGACGGCACCAAGTGGGTGTCCGGCGGCTCGATCCAGGGTCCGCCCGGCGCGACCGGTCCCACGGGCGCACAAGGCCCGACCGGGGCGACCGGTGCCGCCTCCACGGTGCCCGGCCCGACCGGCCCGCAAGGCCCGCAGGGTCCAATCGGCACGACCGGTGCGCAAGGTCCGAAGGGCGACACCGGAGCGGCCGGGCTGGGCGTACCGCCGGGCGGCACCAGCGGGCAGTCGCTGGTCAAGAACTCGGCGACCGATAACGACACCAGTTGGCAGACGATCACCGGTGGCGGCGCTGGCAACATGAACTGGCGCGGCGCGTTCGCCTCGGGGGCCAACTACGCGGTCAACGACGTGGTCACCGATACCTCGGTCAGCGGCTCGCAGGCCAGCGCTACTTTTGTTTGCACCAGCGCGGTGACCAGCGCGAGTACGAACCCTGGCCTCGACCCGACGCACTGGAGTGAGGTCGGTGCCCGGCATAACGTCAACGGCAACCTGACCCAGACCCTTGCTGGCACTGATCCGACTAATGCGCGCGAGGTCACCCCGAAGTCCTACGTGGACGCGCACGACATGCCGACCGGCGGTGTTGCCGGTCAGGTGCTCACCAAGTCCTCGTCCACCAGCTACGCCACCCAGTGGGCCGCTCCCGGATTCCCGCCGATCACTGACCAGACAGCGCTGGCGAATGTCGATGGGCTGATCACGCCGGGGCTCTACGCCGTGCGGGCTACCCAACTGCCGTTGTCGGCCAGCGTGTCCTCGGCGGCGTCACTGAACACCTTCGGGATTCTGCGGGTCTACGTCTACAACGTCGGCGGCGGCACCAATGCCGTCATCTCCCAGGTCTGGTATGGCTGGGCTAACTCCCAGGCCAACGGCTCCGAGCAGTGGTCGCGGTTCTACCTCGGTGGCACCTGGTCGCTCTGGACACCGTTGGCTGCCCGGTTGGTCATCACCGACTTCAACGCCGCGAACATGCCCGGTGACTACAACGCCGTGGCAGGCAACGCCACCAACGGTCCCGGCAGCACGAGCACCGGCCTGCTGCACGTGTTCAACGAGATGCCCAGCGGCGGCAACGCCACGTCGCGCATCGCCCAGCAGTGGTACAGCCTGACCACCCCGGTTCAATTGTGGGTCAGGGTCTTCGACGGCGGGGCGTGGCGGGCCTGGCAGCAGATGGCCGCTACCGGACCGCAAGGTCCAACCGGGCCGACAGGACCGACCGGACCAACCGGAACGACCGGGCCACAAGGACTGACCGGACCGGGTGTGCCAGTCGGCGGTGCCATCGGGCAGGCGCTGGTCAAGAAGTCCGCCACTGACCTCGACACCCAGTGGGCCGGTGGCCCGCAGCCGGTGGTCAACTGGGACGGCACAACGGCCAAGCTCCCCACCGATCCGGTGTCGAGCTATCCGCTCGGCATCAGCCAACTGTTCCTGAGCAACACGAACGCGGTGGCCGGTGGCTGGCCGATCAACACCTACTGCCAAGTGGTCACGATGCGCACCCAGGACGCGGCGGGGTTCGCAACCAGCCAGTGGTGCATGTCGGACACCAACGCGACCCTGCTGTGCTACTACCGTTCCGGCAACCAGAACGGCTGGTCGGCATGGGCGAGGCCCGTCGAGGACACCGGTTGGATCACCCTCCCAGTGGCTTCGGGCTTCACCGGCCAGCCCGTGCAGTACTGCCGGATCAACGGCATCGTTTATTTCACCGGCCAACTATCCGGCACGTTCGCCGCCGGATCGTCGCAGGTCGTCACCACTGGTACTGGTGTGCCGGTCGGCTTCCGCCCGCTGGGCACCTACGCACAGCGAGTGTGCAGCACCTCGACAGGCAGCACCTTTGCTCGGGCTTATCTCAACGCCAGCACCGGTTCGATCACCGTGCAGATCCCGACCGGGGCCACCGTGCCGAGCTACGTGGACCTGGGTGGCATGTCTGGCTACCCAGCCGACAACTGAGCAAGGATCACGATGACCGTCCCACTGGCACTGGAGCGTGCGCCCAAGACGCGCACCGAGTTGTACCTGCTCACCCAGGCGCTGTGGGGCATCACCATCCCGTCCAAGCAGGTGTGCCCCGAGCACAGCACGCCCTTCGACGCCTACGCCGAGGCGTTCTTCGGCTCGGAGGCCATCGCGGTCTGGCTGGCCAGCCGCGGCCTGGGCGGCAAGAGCCGCACACTGGCCGCCCTGACGCTGACCGAAGCCGCCGTTTTGGGTGCGGATGCCACCCTGCTGGGTGGCTCGCTGGCCCAGTCCACCAACGTGGCCGAGGCGATGCGCGAGTACTGGGACTCGCCGCTGGCGCCCAAGTGGATGATCGTCAGCGACACCGCCACCCAGCTGCAGCTGGTCAACAGGGCCACCGTGCGGCCCTTGACCGCCAGCCAGAAGACCGTGCGTGGTCCGCACCCGCAGCGGCTGCGCTGCGACGAGATTGACGAGATGGACCCGGCCATCCTGGATGCCGCGCTGGGCCAGCCGCTGGACAAGAAGGGCATCCGCAGCCAGACGGTGCTCTCCTCCACCCACCAGTACCCCGAGGGCACCATGACCAAGATCTTGCGCCGGGCCGAGGAGCGCGAGTGGCCGGTGCACCGCTGGTGCTTCAAGGAGTCGGCCAACGACTACGACGGCTGGCTCACCGAGGACATGATCGAGCGCAAGCGCAACGAAGTGCCCCAGGAGATGTGGAAGGTCGAGTTCGAGCTTCAGGAGCCCAGCGTCGGCAACCGCGCCTTCGACACCGAGGCGGTGGAAGCCATGTTCGCCTCGGAGCAGACCTACAAGGCCAAGACCCGCCAGGACATGGAGCGCTACCAGTTCGAGGAGCCGCGCAGCGACGCGGACTACATCATCGCCGCGGACTGGGCCAAGGAGCAGGACTTCACCGTGATCAGCGTGTGGCGCTGCCGGCAGAAGCAGATGCGCCTGGTGCACTACTACCGCAACCGCCGGGTGCCCTACCCGGTGATGGTCAAGGAGTTCAACGACACCATGAAGCGCTACTACGCGCGCGGCATCCACGATGCCACCGGGGTCGGCAACGCGATCAACGACTACCTGGACGCCCGGGCGCAGAAGTTCATCATGGTGGGCCGCGAGCGCGACGACCTGCTCAGCGAGTACGTGAACGCGGTGGAACGCCACCACGTCAGCGCGCCGCGGGTGCTGAGCGCCTACAACGCGCACAAGTACTGCACGGTCGAGGACCTCTATATGCACCGCGAGTACTACGCCAGCCACCTGCCCGACGAGGTCTGCTCGTTCGCGCTGGCCTGGCACCTGGCCAAGCGCAACCCGCTCACCGCGCCGGCGCTGGTGCCGCGGAGCGGCGACCCGAGCAAGATGATGGCTGAGATGATCGGTGCCAAGAACGTGGACGCCTACGACCTGCCAGAGGGACTGAAGATGCCGTGGAAGCCAGAGGGGGCCGTGCAACGACGGGAGACCAGCAGCTACATGCTCGACGTGTGACGCGCTGGGCGGTGTGCGTGCCCGGCTGTGCGGAGCCGGTCGAACTGGTCCGGTACCGCTGGTACGCCCGGTACCTGATGTGGTGGCTGGTGAGCGAATCGCCGGCCTATCTGTGCCCGTGGGAGGTGACAGTTCGACGTCGAAAGAGTTTTCGGGCATAAAAAAAGGCCCCGCCCCTGCGTTAGCAGGGACGGGGCCAGTTCAGTGTCGGATGTCCAGTCCTTCCAACATCGCGTCGTTCTGCGCCATTACGGCTTTGAGGGTGAGTCGGAGCTTCAGCACCGAGGTGGCCAGGCTGTTGTCGGCGGGATCTTCCTCGATCAACCTGCGGATGGCCTGGTAGTAGGCCGCGCGGTTGGCCGGCGTGTTCTCCACACCAGCTTCAGCCAGTTCTTCGATGAGATGCTCCTCGATCACCTTCATGACGTTGTTGACGTAGTCGTTGATGGTGGTTCCGTACTGGGTCATGCGTTCTCCTTTGGTAGTAGGATTCACTGTGTTCCACTATACCATAAGTTGATCATTTTGGCAGCAAAAAGGCCCCGCCCCACCGAAGTGGAACGGGGCCCTCTGGTTGTCGCTGCATTTGGCTCGAAGTCCAATTGCCGATCCAACCAAGTAAGTGCGCGCTCGATGAGACTTCTATCCCGCCTCATCACGTAGCGGGGCTGGACCGATTCATGGTCGCAGTCGTGTTATGTCACTCGTTGAACGAGTCACTCATCGTACTTCGGACCATTACGTGGTCCAGCGGTGGTACCAGCACCATGCCGTGGGGTCTTTGTCCGTGCTTCTCTGCACTTCGCGGCTTGTTGCTACCACTAACTATAGCACACTATTACCTACCATACAAACAGCGAAGGCCCCGATTTCTCGGGGCCTGGCTGCCTTCAGGTAAGACCGTTGCCGGGCTGCCTGATCCTTCTGTTGTGCTCGGCGTGTCCGTCGACACGACGCTGGTCCGACCGGGCCTTGCGCTCGCGGTAGAGAGCTATCTGCTCATCGAAATGCGCCTTTCGTTGCGCATCATCGGCCTCCCGCTGGCGCTCGGCCTTCTCGGACACCTTCGTCATGTCCCGCACAGCACCGTAGGCAACGAAGATCATGCCTAACATCGGTGCTCCTTTCTGTTGGGTGTGACGTGCCGGCGCCCGACTCGAACGGGCTGCAGACCACAAGGGCTTGGTAGCCCAACTGGACCTGACACGGTTGAGGCACTTGTCACCGCCGGCGGATGTGGCAGGTTTGCTGCCTGCGAGGGCACTGCCTAACTGCCAGGGAACCCCGGACTTGATCTCGGCACTCAACACTTCAATTCTACCACACTATGATCTACTACATAGACATAGACATGAAGAAGCCCCCTCCGCCCGAAGGCGGAGGGGGCGTGTGATGAGTAGGTCCAGTCAGCAGTCGTGAACTCGGTCGCGGGCTTCGATGGATGCGAGCCGGGCGTCCTGATCCTTGACGCGATGCTTCAGTTCGGCAAGCTCCCGACCTTGGTCGTTGACCTTGCGGTTGATCCGCGTCAGGGTGTCACGCACCGGCTCGATCTCCACACGAACCGCTTTCCTCGTGTCCTCGAACCGCTGGGCTCTGGCGGTACTCATCGTTTGGCAATCTTGCATTGCCGTCATCCCCTCACGGGAATTGAAATGGAACCGGCCCTCTCTCCCCTCACGGGGCTAGGTGACTAGACCGGCCACTCGCCCATCCCGGGCGAGCAACTTCAGTATAACACACTATTACTCACTATGCAAGCCCCGAATGCCGGTACTGCGGGGGCCCGACGATGCGACCATCAGCCCATGACACGGCCACCGATGGGCCCCAACGGGCCACAGGGCACGTTCTGGGGCGGACCCGGCGGGGGCAACCTCAACGGCGCCCTGACCGGCGACCCGCAGGATGTGCCGGCCAAGACCAGCCCGTACCAGGAACTGGGCGTCACCGGCCTGCGCCGCTGGTCCGGCTATGTGGACGAGGAGTTCCTGCCGGCGCTGCGGGGGCGCAAGGCCGTGCAGATCTACAAGGAGATGAGCGAGAACGACGCGATGGTGGGCGCGTTGCTGTTCTCCATCGACATGCTCATCCGGGCGGTGGACTGGCACGTGCAGGCGGCCAGCAGCGCGCCGGCCGACCAGCAGGCCGCGCAGTTCGTCCAGTCGTGCATGGAGGACATGAGCCACACCTGGGACGACATGCTCTCCGAGATCCTGTCCTGTCTGGTCTTCGGCTGGTCCTGGCACGAGGTGGTCTACAAGAAACGATTGGGAACCAATAGAAACCAGGAGTTGAACAGCCACTTCGAGGACGGCCTGATCGGCTGGCGCAAGATCCCGATCCGGGCCCAGGAGACCTGGCTGCAGTGGGTCTTCGATGACGCCGGCGAGACCACCGCGTTGGTGCAGCTGAGCCCGCCCAGCTACCAGCGCACGGTGATCCCGCGCAGCAAGTCCCTGCTGTTCCGCTACCAGCAGTCCAAGAACAACCCCGAGGGCCGCTCGCTGCTGCGCAACGCCTACCGGTCCTGGTACTTCAAGAAGCGCCTGGAGGAGTTCGAGGGCATCGGCATCGAGCGCGACCTGGCCGGCCTGCCGGTGGCCTACCTGCCCGCCGACTACCTCAACGCCGACCCGTCCTCGCCCCAGTTCAAGATCGTGGAGGCCTTCCGCCGGATGGTGCGCAGCGTGCGCCGCGACGAGCAAGAAGGCGTCATCATGCCGATGGCCTACGACGAGGACACCAAGCAGCCGCTGTACAAGTTCGAGTTGATGACATCCGGCGGGGCCCGGCAGTTCGACACCAACACGATCATCAGCCGCTACGAGCAGCGCATCCTGATGACGGTGCTGGCCGACTTCATCATGGTCGGGCACCAGGATGTGGGCTCCTACGCACTGCACGTGGACAAGACCGGCATCTTCCGCAGCGCGCTCAACTCGATCGTGGACTCCATCGCCGAGGTGTTCAACCGGGTGGAGATCCCGCGGCTGTTCGCCCTCAACG